AGGGACGTCCGATTCAATCTCTTATAAGGGGTGACGAAGTCGATGTTGACATAAACTTCAAGGGTGCATGGAATGTGGGTGATTACTCGGGGTTTTCCTGGGTGCTCTCAACCTGTTCAGTAGGGTCCTGAGGAAGGTCAGTTGTTCAATGTTCATGCGAAGTTTCTTAAACGTCGACAATAGGCATTTACTCATTTAAAGTTTGTCCCCTTTAAATAAGTAATTCATGGCGGTCCTCACAAGGACTGGACTTATTCTAGAGAGTCCAACACCGGAAATTAAAAAAGAACTTACGGTAAGGCCACTCGTCAATAATGAATACGGATTTCCTCCACCACCTTTTAAAGTTTACCGAACAGCTAAGAGTGGAATCTGTGTTCCAAGATTCTACGGAACTGATGTACCTACCCAAGATAAGCGACCAGCTCCCACCAAAACCAAGATCAAGTTCACTGGAAAGCTCCGAGATGCAACACACCAAAACGAAGCACATGCGGCAGCAATTCGAGCAGGCCATGGCGTCCTTTCTTTACCATGTGGCTATGGGAAGACGACGGTATCCCTGGCCATAGCGTGTACACTCGGATATAGAACGATGATCATTGTCCATAAGCAATTCTTGGCAGATCAGTGGCGTGAACGTATCAAACAATTTTGTCCAGGAGCAACCATTGGTGTCGTTCAACAAAACAAAAAAGAAGTCGAATGTGACTTTGTCATCGCAATGCTTCAATCCTTGTCTCTCAAAGAGTACTCCTTCGGTGATTTCGACAGCATCGGGACGGTCATCGTGGATGAAGCTCATCACATTTGTGCTAAGGTTTTTAGCCAAAGTCTCTTCAAGATGTGTCCTCGACATATCTTTGGATTGTCTGCGACACCTGTCCGGAAGGATGGTCTAAGCAAAGTGCTCCATTGGTTCATGGGTCCAACATTTTTTGCAGTCGAACGCCAGAATCAAGGACAGGTGGAAGTTTTTTCAGTCCAATACGAGTGCCCCATGTTTATGAATCCACCCCCGTGCACACGGAATGGACAACTGTCACTTGTCAACATGATTACAGAATTGGTCGAACATAGAGATCGTAACAAGATGCTTGTCAATTTAGTAAAAAAAGCTTCACAGGGGACCAGACAACTTCTGGTATTGAGTGATCGACGACAACATTGTGAATTTCTCCATCAATGTTTTCCGAAAAGTTCAGGTCTCTACATGGGGGGTATGAAAGAAGCTGATCTCGAAGCATCTTCGAAGAAGAAGATCATCTTCGCAACCTTCAGTCAGGCCCACGAAGGTCTGGACATTCCAACTCTCGATACAGTCATTTTGGCAACCCCAAAGTCCGACATACAACAGTCCATCGGACGTGTCATGAGAGAAACGCCGGGAAAGAACAACAATCCACACATCTACGACATCGTCGACCACTGGTCGATTTTGTTTGCCATGTACAAGAAAAGATTGCGGGTCTATAAACAGGGTGGATTTAGAATCGACGCAGTCGAGGATAAGGAAGAAGTGAACCCATTTCAGGGTAAGTGTCAATTTTTATAATCTACACATCTAATAGATATGTCTGGTGCACTCATTCAACTTGTTTCCAAGGGTGCTCAAGATGTCTATTACATGAGTGGTGAAGGAACTTCCCTTTTCACGTCAAAGTATACGAGACATACAAACTTTGCTCAGGCTCCCAAACTCATTAAAGAGTTTTCACTGGCTGAAGATTCGTGTGTCATTCCCACAAATGGTGATCTACTCACGGGTCTATGGTTCGAGGGTACGAACCTTGTTGATGGGTTCCAGGGATCGACGATTGACCTCTACATCGGTGGTCAACGAGTCGATTCCCAACCCTTTGACTTTATGAGTGATGTCTATCAGAATTACCTCGCAGATACCTATACGAAGTCTCAGGAGATTAACAATAAGTGCTCCGTCAACAATACAAACTTTATTCCGTTGACCTTCTTTTTCAACAATAAAAGTTCCTACATTCCCATGGTGGCTCTTCAATATCATCAGGTGGAAGTCCGAGTAAACTTCCAACAAACCATGGATACACCCTTTTCCGCTAAGCTGTATGGTAACTACGTATACCTGGATGCTCCAGAACGTAAACGATTCACATCCACTAAACTAGACTTCATCATCACACAGACACAGACAATTAAGGAAAAACTCGTACCGGGGTACAACGACTATGACCTTTCTCAATTCAACCACCCAGTAAAGTCACTCTTCTTCGGGATACCAACAAAGTCAAGTAACGTGATCGAAGATCGATTCACCTTTGACTCCGCCGACATTTTATTGAACGGTACACATCTTTTCGAGTCTATGACACCAACGTATTTTCACACAGTACAAAACTATTTTCATTCTGACTTTGGTATTTCTGCATTCCACGAACTGTACAACACACCGTTCTATACTAGGTACTATGCCTATCATTTCTGTACAAACGCTTCAGACTACAAGTCGACGGGTTCATGTAACTTCAGTCGCTTAGATAATGTCCAACTACAGATTCGCGATGCTGCTGTCGGTACTGAGCGAACAGGTGAAGACATTCGAATCTACGCCGTAAACTATAACGTGTTGCGTATCCAGGACGGAATGGCTGGAATTTTATTCGGAAACTAATATAGTAAACCATGGTTGGTAAAACACCTCAAGTTCGAGAAATTGTCTACAACGTTCTCGATAACAGTGGTAAACGAACGGTCATCGCCAAGGGTGCTACGACGGTCGATGTTGGTGACACGAAGGAACTCTTCACGAGAACGTCGAATTTGGAAGCTTTCACCACCAATAACTTCTCGAATATCTCTGTTGCACAGAGTAACATCCTACAGTTGGAGAACTTTTTGGGGGGTATAATTCCTGGCGGTGGTATACAGAATATTTATAGCCCACTTCTCCTGACGTTACAAAGTGATCACGCCGACAATGTTGATCGTATCGAAGTACTCGAAGAAGTGCATCTCTCTAACAGTATCATCGTGTCGAACAATTTTTCGAACATAACCATCTTACAGGAAATCGTGGATTCTAATGTTGGACGCATCGATGGTGTAGTCGCGGACCAGTTGTCCAATACTGTCATTCTCGATGGGACGTTTTCGAATGTCACCATTTTACAAGGAAACGACGCCAATAATTTTTCCAATATATCTGCAATACAGACAACTATTCAGCCAGCTCTTACCGCTCTTCAGGAAGGACAGGCATTGCAGGATGATGTCAGTGATCTGAAAAATCGTATAACAACCACAAGTAATATCGTTCTAGGATCCGGATCCGGTCAGGATCGTGTCGGTGTACAAGCTACTGTATTGGGTATTACATCCGGGCGTAATATCGGTGATTATTCTATTGGTATAGGCTTTAATTCACAAAATTACGCATCGGAAGAGTTGGGAGATAACACGGATCGATCGACGGTTATAAATGCCACTGGTAATCAACTTAATGCGATTAGACGAGATACTCTCGTTATTGCACCCATACAGACCGATGATAGTAACACCATCAACATCATGGGTTATAACGACCTTACAAAGGAAGTCGTACAGTCTACTCTTTTACGAGGCATCGATGGAAATGTCCACGCGACGACCAATATCAGTGTCAACAATGATACGATACTACTTGAGACCAACGGTAATGGTTCGTTCGGTGGTGACATCGAAATTGCAGAAACTCTGGAAGTGGGTGGAACGTCTTCGTTCACGGGTGCTATGCAGGTAGACGATACCCTAGAAATTGCGGACACGTCTTCTTTCGGTGGGAACATGACCATCGATGCGAATGCCTTCGTATACGGTCAGAGTTTTGCTATATGGAATGGTCCCGCAGTCAAGATCAAACTTCATAATGACGGAACTGGATCCTTCTTAAGCGATGTAGATATCGGTGGAAATCTAGAAGTGGGTGGAACGTCATCGTTCACGGGTGCCGTGCAGGTTGACGATACATTGGAAATTGCGGACACGTCGTCCTTTGGTGGGAACATGACAATCGATGCGAATGCTTTCGTGTATGGCCAGAGTTTTGCGATGTATGACGGTCTAACTGAAAATATCTACATCCATAACGATGGTAACGCCTCGTTCCAGGGACATCTTGAGGTTGATACGATTGATTGCAATACGGATATAGACGTTTTTGGGTCGTTTCGTATGAAAGATGCGAATGAATCCCTATACGCATACATCAACAAGGATGGTGTATCTTCCTTCGCTGGTAAGATGCAGATTAAAAATGAACTCGTCGTTCAAGGTCATTCTTCATTTGTCGGTGGTATTAAAGTTCTTTCATCTTCTACGTCATCGTTCGGTGGGCCTGTCATCGTGAATAACACGTCAAGCTTCACTGGTGTAGCAAATTTCGAAAGCGACATTCGCGTGACCGGTCAGGAATTTGGGATGTATGACGCTACTTTGGATAAAAAAATCCGTATCAGTAACGTTGGTAACGCCTCGTTCTATGGACATCTTGAGGTTGATACGATTGATTGCAATACGGATATAGACGTTTTTGGGTCGTTTCGTATGAAACATGCGAACGAATCCCTATACGCATACATCAACAAGGATGGTGATTCTTCCTTCGCTGGTGCTATGCAAATCAAAGAAACTCTAGGCGTGGGTGGTATATTGACGATTCAAAATGGTACTGATGTACCTGGGAGAGTGACCATAAACCCAACTACTACTTCAGGAACTCTAACTATAGAGGGGGGTATTGATATAAGAAATGCACCAAATGACCTCAACGCAACAATATCACAGACTGGTGTAGCATATTTCGCTGGTGGTATAAGTACGGCTGGCACAGGTACGGGTTCATTTGGTACTTTGAAAGGTGGTACGTGTTCACTTGGTGGGACAACGTTCACGGGTGATGTAACTTCAACAAATACGGGTTCATTTACTACTTTGAAAGGTGGTACGTGTTCACTTGGTGGGACAACGTTCACGGGTGATGTAACTTCAACAAATACGGGTTCATTTGGTACACTGAATTGTGGCGGAACCATTACAGGAACTACGGGTTCATTTGGTACACTGAATTGTGGCGGAACAGCCACTTTGAAAAACGTGACAACGTCCTCAACCGGGTCATTTGGTACACTGAATTGTGGCGGAACAGCCACTTTGGTAAACGTGACAACGTCCGGAACCGGGTCATTTGGTACACTGAATTGTGGCGGAACCATTACAGCAGCCACGGATATCGTACTTACATCGGATGAACGTCTCAAATCCGATATTACTCAGATTTCTGGTGCGATTGAAAAGGTAAAACAATTACGCGGGTGTACCTACACGATTAATGATAAACCATCCGTTGGTGTTATCGCACAAGAAGTTCTCAATGTTCTTCCAGCGGCTGTACACACAAGAGAAGATGGATACTACGGAGTATCTTATCATGGTCTCA